AGTCCAAGGTGAACTGATTGGAAACGGCATTCAAGGTAACAAGTACCAAATGCGTGATCAAGACTTTTATGTTTACGACATTTATGACATTGATGCAGGTCGTTACTACACTCCTGCTGAACGTCAAACATTTGTCGCTGAGTACAAGTTGAATCACTGTCCTGTGCTGCACAGTAATACCGAGTTGATTGATTCAGTTGAATCATTGCTGAAACTTGCAGAAGGTAAGTCTGTAATGGGCACAGTTGGTTGTGAGCGTGAAGGTCTTGTGTTCAAGTGTAACGAAAAGTCTGTGAGCTTTAAGGCAATTTCCAATCGTTTCCTCTTAAAGGGTGGCGAGTAATGGCCAAGACAGAAGTAGTATACAAGGACAAGTTGGGTAGAGTTCTCAAGGTAGGTGACTGTGTTGCCTATCCTGAGAGCAATCGTTTGACGATTGGAACTATTAAAAAGTTCTCACCCAAGATGGCTATGGTAGCTGAATTGGGTCGAAGGTACTTCAATGATAATGGAAATAGAAAATATCCTAACGATTTAGTATTATTAGACGGTCCAGAAGTCACAATGTATTTGCTCAAAATGAATACCGGTACTTGACAATTTGGTAAAACCGTGTTATAATATATACATATTGTAACACCGGGTTGCAGCTCAAGGCCGCTCGAAACAAATCGAAACTTTTGGAGTTGAAGAATGAAACAAGTTTTATATCGTAACAGCATCCTGGCCAAAGGCAGTACTGCACTAGAACTGTGGGAAGCCTGGCAGAAGGAAACCCGAGACCGTAATGCTGCTCAAAAGAAATTGGACACGCATATGAAGGACGTGGAAACACGCCACAAAGAATTAATGACAAGGTATGACCGATAGGAGGCAAATATGCCGTGGATTCAAAACGTCGCACTGAGCGATATTAAACGAGGGTTTCACATTGACCCGGGTGTGAACGCCATGTTGATTCAGATCTGTGATCCAGACATGGAGTATCCCACCCCCATGTACACCTTCAAAGAAGTCCATCAATTTAAATTTTTGGACATTGAAAAGAATGATCCATGTATCAATGAAACATGGCGTTGCAGTCATGAACAGGCTGCTGAGTTAGTTCGCCTGCTCAAACACGCATTGGCTAATCATATGAATGTTGTTGTTCATTGTCATGCAGGTGTGTGCCGCAGTGGTGCAGTTTGTGAAGTTGGTGTTATGCTGGGCTTTACGGATACCGAAGTGTTTCGCAGTCCTAATCTCTTGGTCAAGCATCGTATGATGCAGTATTTGGGATGGACTTACGATGAGAATGAGCCGCATACTATTAACGGTATAGATCTTGATCCAGACTGGGTCAATGACAATGAAAAAGTATTCATGCTTGCAGGTGCAAGGCAGGTGCGTAGAGAACGAGAAGGCGATATCTAATGAGTATCTCATTGATGAGTGTTAGCAATATCAATCACGAGCTTACAGAGTTTTCTATTAACAAAAGCTGTGAAGCAAAGAAGTTTGATGAAGTGTTGGTATTTTCAGACCAGACTCTGCCCAATTTGAAATACGCTCATACTTATCACGATATCGCAACTTCTATTGCACCGTATGATAAGACTACACGGAAGCCAGTACCGCTAACATTGGATATCTACTGTGACTTCTTGTTTAAGCATATGGGACCTTATGTTAATACTGAACACGTAATTAGTATTCAGTATGATGGGTTTTGTGTTAATCAAGATGAATGGACAGACGAGTTCTTGGATTATGACTACATTGGATCTCCTACTCATAAAAAGTGGTATCCTTTAGCAAATAGTTTGATCCAACACAAAGCCTATGATAGTTCGCCCAATGGATGGTACAATGGTGGAGGCGGGTGTAGTCTGCGAAGTAAGAAACTTATTACTGCACTACAGGATCCTGAGATCAGTGTATTCATTTCAAACAAGAATTATCAACGCTGTGAAGATTGGAGTATCTCTGTTCGATACAGAGAGTATTTGGAAAAGGCACACGGGATTAAATTTGCCCCGCTTGAGATGTCATTGAAGTTTAGTACTGAATTACTTACAGGATTGAATTTTAGTTTTGGATTTCATGGTTGGGAAAACATACCCTTGTTCTTTACAGAAAAAGAATGTATTTGGTATATTGAAAATTTACAAAAAGAAAATCTCAAACGTGGTCATTATATGACACGCAGGTTTGCGGCAATGTGTTGGATTCAAAACTATCACCAAGCGTTGTCACATTTGGATCACGTATTAAATAAAATAGATCAAAATATCAGGAATAATAATTATTCAAGATGAAACAAGCAAGCCAAATGATTGGCGTGGTATAAAATTTGGAGGAGAGAAATAATGGCAAAATGTTATCAATTGATTGGAGTGCCAGGTGCTGGCAAAAGTACTTGGATTAAGAATCAAGAATGGGCTAAAGATTGTGTTATTGTTTCAACCGACAATCACGTGGAACGACAAGCCGAATTTGAATGTAAGACCTACAACGATGTGTTCCGAGACTTTATGCCGTTCGCTGTGAAGATGATGGCAGACGATGTTGTCAAGGCTCGTGAAGCAGGCCGGGATATCATCTGGGATCAAACCAGCACCACTATCGCTAGTCGTAAGCGTAAGTTCGCTATGCTGCCTGACTATGAACACATTGCCGTGGTATTTCGCACACCTGAATCTGAAGAATTGGCTCGTCGTTTGGCAAGTCGGCCAGGCAAGAACATTCCAGAGCATGTTATGCGTAGCATGATTGCAGGATGGGATGAACCAACTAAGGATGAAGGCTTTACAGAAATCTGGTATGCCTCTTGACAATTAGGTAAAATGATGTTATACTTGTTGCACTATGAAAACATTTGTAACATCAGATCTCCATTGGGGACACAGAAATATTATGAAGTTCTGTCCAGAGTCACGGGCACGGTTCCGCGACGACTTGGACTACATGAACGAACAAATGGTCACGGAATGGAATGACTTGATTGCGCCTGAAGACCTTGTGTACATATTAGGCGATGTTGCTTTCTTACCTGCTCAAAAGGCAGCAGAATACATGATACGTTGTAACGGCACTAAAATCCTAGTAGAAGGCAATCACGACCGTAAGACCCTACAAGATCCTGTCTTCCGTAACTGTTTCAAGGAAGTCCACAAGTACCTAGACATTAACTATAATGGTACTAAAGTTGTGATGTTTCATTATCCAATATCAGAATTTGACCAACAACATCGTGGCTCTGTTCACCTGCATGGCCATCTTCATGGCGGTGTTAGCGGACTTGAACATTTTAGAGTTCTTGATGTAGGAATGGATGCAACAGGTATGATTGCTATCTCAATGGACGATGCAGTTGCCCAAGCACTGAAAGGCCAAATCAAAGGTCATCATTGAGTTTACAAAGGTCTATCGGAAGGTGAAGTAATTAAAAGACATTTTGGAGTTGAAGAATGAACAAAGATGAATTGAAGGCTTTTGTATTAGCTAACCCACGGTTGGTCAGTATGAAGCCTGCTGGCGATGGCATCTATGTGCTAAAGTATTCCAAGCGTGTGTTCTATGAAGATTTGTGGAATGACTTTTTGGAAGAATGTCGCGGTACCATCGTGGATGAGGACTTCAATGTGGTGTCACGTCCTTTTACCAAGATCTACAACTACGGTGTGGAAGCCAAGGCTCCTGTGCTTGCCAACGACGTGAAGGTAACTGCGTATCGCAAGGCCAATGGCTTCATGGTGGCAATGACTTGGCACAATAATGATATCCTGGTGAGCACCACTGGTTCCACTGACAACGACTATGTAGGGTACGCCAAGGAAATGATGTTGAAGCACATGTGCTGGGAAGATTGGGTGTTGGCAATAGCTTCCAATGAAGGTCATACTTTCATGTTTGAGTGTGTGCATCCAAGCGACCCACATATCATTGTAGAAAAGACAGGAATGTATTTCTTGGGCTGGCGCGAAAATTCTTGGGACTCTCGGGTGCATGGATTTGACTGTGATACAGTGTGGAAGATATTTGCTCAGGATACTATAAAGTGTCATGCAGTGGAATCTTATCACATGACTGTGGGTGAGTTGGTGGCAGAGAGCAAGCGTGTTCGGCACGAAGGA